ATCTGACGAGAGTCCACTTTCTTTATCTAAGCTGGTCAAACTGATTCTGGGAACCGAAAATAAGAAACTGCTCTATGATGCCCTTCGAACGGAAGACGGACGGGTGCCGGTAGCGGCAGTAAGCGATGCAATTAAAGAAATATTTGAAGCCTTTGGAGAAAAAGGAAAAAACTGATTACCCTCGCCGGCATGATGGCGGAAGACAAGACAGCTTTGATCTGTGATCTGGCTGAAACATATGGCGTATTAAATTACAGGGAGCTGCCAGTGGAAACATTGGCAGCTCTTTCTGTCGGCTTGAGGGAAAATAGCAGGATCAAAATGAAACTATCCGGAACAAAAGCGGAACCGGATATCTTACTTCTGGCAGCTGCCGTTGACCGGCTGACGTTCCTTGCGTGGAGCAAGACAAAAGATGCGGAAAAGGGCAGAAACCGGCCGCGGTCAATCGTGGATGTTATTACTGGCAAAAAGTCGGAAAATGACATCCTGGCATTCGACACTGCTGAAGAGTTTGAAGCGGCCAGAAAGAGCATCATAGGGGGATAGCATATGGCAAGTGGCACAGAATTGGCGAAAGCATATGTACAAATTATCCCATCAGCGGAAGGGATTAAAGGAAAGATTACAGAAGAACTCGGAGGCGAGGCTGCGTCTGCAGGAACATCTGCGGGACAGTCTTTTGGGGGTAATTTAGTAGGGGTGCTGAAAAAAGTGCTTGTAGCGGCGGGTATAGGAACGGTCATAAAGGAAAGCATCAGTGAAGGAGCGGCACTCGAACAGAGTATAGGCGGAATAGAAACCCTGTTTAAGGACAGTGCGGACACGATGAAAACATATGCCGCTGAGGCATATAAAACAGCGGGTATGTCGGCTAATGAATATATGGAGACAGCAACAGGGTTTGCGGCTTCACTGCTCCAGGGGCTGGGAGGAGATACCGCTCAGGCAGCCGAAGTATCCAATATGGCCATTACAGATATGTCAGATAATGCCAATAAAATGGGTACGGATATGCAATCTATTCAGAATGCATACCAGGGATTTGCGAAGCAGAACTATACCATGCTGGATAACTTGAAACTTGGCTATGGCGGGACAAGAACAGAGATGGAACGGCTTTTGTCAGATGCCCAGAAGATTTCCGGAGTCGAATATAATATTGATAACCTGTCCGATGTGTATGAGGCAATACATGTTATTCAGGGAGACCTGGACATCACAGGAACGACGGCAAAGGAAGCAGCAACCACCTTATCCGGATCTATGGCATCCATGAAATCCGCTTTTACAAACGTCCTTGGAAATCTGGCACTTGGAGAAGACATTGGCCCTGCGCTGGACGGGCTTTTGGATAGTGTTTTTACATTTTTGGAGGGCAACCTGCTTCCGATGGTCGGAAATGTAATGGGCGGTCTGCCAAAAATCCTGACAAAGACTATGTCAGGAGTGATTCAGATGATGAACAAGGCCAGTAAAAATACAGCGGGAATCGTGCAGATGGGAACAAACATCGTTACCGAACTTGTAGATGGCATTCTGGAAATGGCACCTTATCTGGTAGAGGCAGCATTAAATTTGATAGCATCGTTTGGCAATGCATTGATAACAACCGATTGGGCAGCAATCGCTGAAGATATGATTTCTACACTTCAAAGCAGCATGGATCAGGCAGGATTGGAGATCCTGGGGACGGATGGATCTATCATGAATGCAATTTCTCAGGCAATAACCTCAAATTTGCCGGGGATGCTGGAAAAAGGAGTCGAAATCATAACAAATCTTGCAAATGGGATTCTTGCAAATCTTCCCGCCATAATAGAATCAATCGGATCAATCCTTACACAGCTTGTAGCAGTTATTATGCAGAATATGCCGACAATATTGCAGGCCGGCGTAACACTCATCGAGAATTTGGCACAAGGGTTGATTAACAATCTCCCGGCAATTATTACAGCAATCGCGGATATTATTTTTCAGCTGCTGGCAACAATTTGGACTTACCTGCCCCAAATTCTGCAGACAGGTATTAAATTGATCAATGAGCTGCAAATGGGAGTGATTCAGGCAATTCCTCAGCTGATAGCAAAAATACCGACAATCATATCCAATATCAAGACCGAATTCTTGAAATTTGATTGGAAGAGTATTGGAACTAATATTATCAAGGGAATTGCAAATGGAATCAAAGCGGGCTCTTCGGTTATCGTAGAAGCGGCAAAGAGTGCGGCTAAGAAGGCATTGGATGCGGCTAAAAAATTTCTTGGAATCGGCAGTCCATCCAAGGTAATGCGGGATGAAGTCGGGCGATGGATTCCGGCCGGAATAGCAGAAGGAATAGCAGAAAATGAAAAGAGCGTAACATCTGCGATGAGGAAACTGACGCAACAAACCGCTGGAACCTTGCAGTCAGAACTGGTCATGGGAATAAATCAGGGACAAAACAGCCTGAACCATGCACAGCAGAACAGCCAGATAAGTCAGCCAGGTGGGTATACCCAGAACATCACGATAAATAGCCCGACCGAATTGTCCCCCTCGGAAGTGGCAAGGCAGACGAGAACCGCAACCAGGAACATGGTTCTGTCTCTGAAAGGAGTGTAGTATGGCGCGATCAATCACATGTACAAATGAGGACGGGATAGAGGTAGTTTTCACAAATACATTTAATCCATGGCTTCTGGAGGATTGTGATGGAATTTATACTGTAAAAAATACAGTATCAACTTCTTCGAATACAATGACAGATGGCTCGACTTATCAGGGATCCACGACACAGATGCGAAATATCGTACTGACCCTGCGGGATCATCCCAAAGCCGACCATCAGCAGAATCGGACGCTACTTTATACACTTTTCAAGCCGAAATCACGGGGAACGCTGACCTATCTGGAAGATAAGAAGGCAGAACGAAGGATGATTGATTACTATGTGGAAAGTATAGACATAGATTCAGCCAGCCGTGCCAGACAGGCAACCGTAAGCCTGCTATGTCCGGATCCTTTCTTTGTAGCGCCTAGTGACATTACGGTAACGATAGCAGGACTGGAACCGAAATTTGAATGGGATCATGAATTTTTTGATAGTGGGGAAGAATTTGAAGTTCGTGTGCAGGAAAAGCTGAAGACCATTGATAACACATCGGCGGCTGATAATATTGGAATGCAAATCGTCATTGAGGTAACCGGGCCGGTTACGAATCCATCCATTTACCATGTGGAGCAGGAAGAGCAGATCACTATCGGCACAGCCGCAAAGCCATTGGAACTGGCATCCGGCGATGAGGTATTGATCACCACTGGGACAAATAACAAGCACGTATATCTGACGCATGAAGGAATAAAGACCGAGATCAATGAGTATCTGTCTGAAAATTCAGATTTTATCCAGATCCAACGTGGAATCAACACGATTGGATATTCGGCAGACGAGGGGGAGGAATATATGATGATTGATATTTCTTACCGATATCGATATATGGGAGCCTGATCATGGAAATAAGGATATATAACAGGGAAATGGATCTACAGGGCATCATAGAAAACCAGACATCCCTAATTTGGACGCGAAAATATTTCGAACCGGGATGCGTGGAGTTTTATGCCCCGATTACAGACGACAACCTGAAGTTGACAAAGCGGGGGAACCTTGTATGGATCAAAGGATACAAGGAAGCTGCCGTAATTGAAGACCGAAAGCTGGAAGAAAACGATAACAAGAAAGAGATAACAGTGAAGGGAAGATTCCTTTCATCTTATATGGACCGAAGGCTTATTAAGGGAACCGTGAATTTCAGCGGGAAGGTGGAAGTGGCCATGAGGCAGCTGCTGAGTGGGGTAACCGCTATACCCAGAGTGGTACTGGGAGATCTGCAGGGGTTTGACGAAACGGTGGAGTTTCAGGCAACTTACAAGAATTTGCTGGAATACGAAGAAAAGCTATCGAAAGGTTCAGCACTTGGCTTCCGTTTCCGTCCAGACTTTGATGCGAAAGTCATATACTTTGAAGTGTATCGGGGAGTGGATCGGACAAGTTCGCAAGGCGTGAATAATCGGGTAGTTTTCTCTGAGGCTTATAATAACCTGAACGATGCAGTCTACCGGGAAAATGATCAGTTATACAAAAACGTTGCATTTGTAGGCGGAGAGGGTGAAGGCAGTGCAAGGACGATCGTGCAGGTGGGATCTGGATCCGGGTTAGACCTAAGGGAATTATTTGTAGATGCGAAAGATATTACTGCAGATGATCTGACGGCTGCCCAGTATAATGCTGCCCTCATTACACGGGGCAATGAAAAACTGGCTGAGAATATCATATCGACATCGTTTGAATGCGACACGGGCGCGGATGTAAATTTCGTATATAAACAGCATTACGATCTGGGCGATGTTGTAACAGTCAAGAAAAAAGAATGGGGAATTACCGTAGATCAGCGGATTACGGAAATCCGAGAGATTTACGAATACGGAGGGCGAAAACTTGAGCCAACATTTGGTGATAGCCTGCCAGAATCTATAGATTGGAGTGATACATAATGTCAAATTTAGACCATGCATTTTTCTATTCCAGTGAGAACGGGGATCGTAAGTATGGGCCAGACTCGATGGAGCACTGGCTGAAAAAATTTTTTACTTCAGGAACATTCACCGGGGATCTTATGGTGACGGCCAATGATGATATGACGGTAACGCTTGGGACTGGATACATTAACATTGATGGAAAGGTAAGGTTTTTCGAAGATCCACAAACCTTTCTTCTCGAAACGGCTCATGCAACGTATGACAGAATTGACAGCATTATCATCGAAAGAAATGATTCAGACAGGGACATCACCGCAAAAGTAATAACTGGCGGTTATTCCAGCAATCCAGATCCGTCAAGCCCGGTACGGAAAAATGGCGTAGATCAGCGAGTGGTTGCGCAGATCTACGTTGCCCATGGAGCGGTAAGAATTACCCAGGCAGATATTACAGATACCAGAACAGATACAGAGCTATGCGGAATGGTGGCTGGTACCGTTCAAGAGATGGATTTCAGCCAGTTCACTGCGCAGTTTGATACGTATTTTAATGCATTCAAAGAAGATACACTGGGAGATTTTACGGAATTTTGTGAAAGGATCAAGGATCAATTATCAGAGGATGCTGCAGGTAATCTACAGCTACAGATTGATGATCTGCAAAAGATAATCAGCGATGAGTTTGATGCAGCCAAAGACTACGTATCTTATGAATATGCCATTTATGACAATAAGTTGTGGAAGTTTACTGCTGATAAAGCAGCGGGAGAGTGGGACGAGTCAGTCGTAGAGTCAGTCACGGTAGCTGGGGAACTTCGTAAACAAAATCATGGACTGGTATATGATGATTATACCAGTGGTGCTGTTACGATATATAATATGCATTACAGGAACGGTGTGCTCTATGTTTCAGTAGCAATTAGAGATAAAGATTTGTCAGCGGGTGCAGGATGCCATCAATATATCGTATTTTCCAAAATCCCCAATGCTGGCACCCTCGGCAGAGAATTTTATGACCGTATAATTCAGTATTGTGAAAAATACGGTGCTGATAATAAAGAATTGACGTGTCAAAATTTTCAAACAGCTAAAGGGAAAAGGTTTTACGTATATGTATGTGTAGGTATTGGAACAGAAATTTCTGGTACAAAATATGCTGCAACTGTAATGGTACAAGCAATAGCATATGAGGCAATATCTTCAAGCGATAATGGATATGCATGTCTGGCAATTCCCATTTAGTCCAGAAAGGAGTGATCCAATGATTAGAGCGCGTCCAACTTAAAGGAGCAGTACCCCAAAAACGCAGGGTCGAGTGATCCTGTTTTCATGCACCAAAGAGAGGTGAATCTTGATGGACGAATCAGAGGTGATTGAACGGTTGACGAGGGTAGAAGAGCGGTCGAAGAGTAATACTCACCGCCTTGACAAGCTTGAACCGGTTGTGGAGGAGATACATACCATGTCCGAAACGATGGTACAGCTGGTCGTAGAGGTTAAACATACCAATCAAAATGTGTCTGAGATCAAGCAAAAGGTAGAGGCACAAGAGAAACGCCCATCTGACAGGTTGGAGCAGATTAAAACAGCGATTATAGCAGCGATTGCTTCCGGGCTTATTACCGGAGCAGTGGCTGCGATTTTTTTCTGATTGGAGGAAATTACAAATGAGTGAAAAATGGTTAAAGGCAGCCGGGATCCGGGCACTGAAAACGGTGGCACAGACTGCAGTAGCAATGATTCCTGCTGCAGCGACGATCACGGCAGTAGACTGGAGATGCGTGATCGGTACTGCTGCACTTGCGGGGGTAGCATCGGTATTGACATCCCTGGCAGGACTGCCGGAGGTGGATGATTAACCAGAGGGCGGGAAGAACCGTCCTCTTTTTTGTGCCGACGCAAAAGGAGGAAAAATGAAGAAAGCAATGCTGAGTCAGCCAATGGCTGGAAAGACAGATGATGAGATTGTCGCTACAAGAGAAAAGGCAATCAAGGTATTAGAGGAAAAGGGGTATGAAATCGTAAATACCCTTTTTGCAGATGATTGGTATAAAAGTGAGAATATGAAAGCCAGAGGAGTCGTACAGATCCCGCTTTGTTTCCTGGCAAAATCTCTGGAAAATATGAGCTTGTGTCATGCAGCATATTTCTGCAAAGGATGGGAAAATGCCAGAGGATGCAAAATTGAACATGAGGCGGCTAAGGCATACGGGCTGGAAATCATCTACGAGGAGGAATAAACCAGGGCTACAATTATGATCGGATCGGCACGGTCCGATGAAAACGGGAAGTATTCAGGCGGAAAGGCTG